AACCTACAAAAAGACGAAAAAGACAATGGCAAAAAGAGGTAGACCAAGAAAGATAGAAAGCACAGAACAAATGTACGATATGTTCAAAGCTTACAAAGTAGAAAGAAAAAGCAACCCACGTATAAAATACCACCTAAACCAAAGAAGCGGTGATATGGTAGGCGAACCTTTAGAAGTGCCTTTAACAATGGAAGGCTTCGAACTATTTTGCTGGAATCAATACGACTTAACGATAAGTAATTACTTCAATAAGAAAGAAGAATACAAAGATTTCTATACTGTCTGTTCACGTATACGCAAGGAAATAAGAGAAGACCAAATTACAGGCGGTATGGTTGGACAGTATAACCCAAGCATAACACAACGTCTGAACGCACTAAAAGAGCAGATAGAACAAACGAATATAGAGCAACCATTATTTCCAGATGTTAAAGAGAACGACGGCAATCAATAAAATACTTGCGTTAAAAAAACGAATCAAAATTATACAAGGTGGTACTTCTGCTGGTAAGACATTCGGCATACTTCCAATACTTATAGACAAAGCTGCAAAGAAAGGTGGTTTAGAAATTAGCGTAGTAGCTGAAAGCATACCACATTTAAGAAGAGGTGCATTAAGAGACTTCTTGAAAGTAATGAAGTGGACTAACAGGTTCGTAGACGACAGGTTTAATAAGTCACTACTAAAATACGAATTTGCAAACGGCAGCTTTATAGAATTTTTTAGTGCAGACGATTCAAGTAAGTTAAGAGGTGCAAGACGTGACATACTTTACGTTAACGAATGTAACAATGTGAACTTTGAAGCATACAACGAATTAAGCATACGAACAAAACACGAAGTATATTTAGACTTTAACCCAGCCAATGAATTTTGGGTTGAAGAAATCAAAGAAGACAAAGAAGCGGACTTTATTATTTTAACGTACAAAGACAACGAAGCACTTGACGTAGGTATAGTTGACCAAATCGAAAAGAACCGTTTAAAAGCAGAAACAAGCACTTATTGGCGCAATTGGTGGAAGGTGTACGGACTTGGTGAACTTGGAATGCTTGAAGGTGTAGTCTTTAGCAACTGGAAACAATTAGACACAATACCAAAAGAGGCACGACTTGTAGGCATAGGTCTTGACTTTGGTTATACGAATGACCCAACAAGCTGCATAGAAATCTACAAGCATAACGATAAACGAATACTGAACGAAATAGTATACCAAACAGGTTTGCTTAATTCAGACATAGCAAACAAACTTCCTAAAGACGTGCCTGTATACGCAGATAGTGCAGAACCTAAATCAATCGCAGACATTCAGCGCTACGGAATCACGATAAAAGGCGTAACGAAAGGACGTGACAGTATTAACTACGGAATTGATGTTATGCAACGTGAAAACTATTTAGTTACTTCTAATAGCACGAACTTAATAAAAGAGTTAAGAAGCTATTGTTGGGACACAGACAAGACAGGCAAACGACTAAACAAACCTGTAGACAATTACAATCACGCAATAGATGCGGTGCGCTATCACGAAATGGAAACGTTAGGAATGAACAAGAATTACGGTTCGTATAACGTTCTGTAAAGTACAAAAACACGAAAAAAAAGTTATTACTATATGAAGTTAGATATTTTACTACCTACTAACCTTTCAGAAATACCTTTAAGTAGGTATCAAGAATTCATTGCTATGAAAGAAAAAAGCAACGATGAAGAATTTATAGCGCAAAAGATGATACAGATATTTTGTGGTATGAAGTTAGGCGAAGTAGCGAAGATTAAAATGAAGCACTTAAACGAATTGATCACACACTTTACAAAAGTGTTTAGTGAAAAGCCACAACTGATAAGAAAGTTTAAAATTAAAGATATAGAGTTTGGCTTTATTCCAAAGTTTGACGATATAAGCTTTGGTGAGTATGTAGATTTAGAAAACTATATGAAAGATTGGAAGACGTACCACAAGGCTTTAAGTGTTATGTACAGACCAATCAAAAACACGAACAAAGACAAGTACGAAATAGTAGACTACGAACCAAATGAAGATATGCAAGACATAATGAAGTTTGCACCTTTAGACGTAGCGATAAGCAGCAGTTTTTTTTTGTCAAGTTTAGGAATAGAATTACTGAAAGCTACCCAGACTTATTTACAGAAAGAACTGAAGAAGATGAAGAAGGATTTAACCAATTCAGCGAACGATACCAATTTGGTAAAAACTGGGGTTGGTATGGAAGTATCTATGGACTGGCTGACGGAGACATTACAAAGTTTGATGAAGTCACAGAGTACAAGCTTACTAAATGTCTCACCTATCTTACCTTCCAAAAACAGAAACACGAAATCGAAGCAAGAGAACTTAAACAACAAATGAAGCGATGAATTATTTTGATATTATAGACAAACTAAAAACACACTTTGACGGAGACGTTTTAGTAAACACAGTTACACAAGGCAACCTGTTCGACATAGACTTAAGCAAACAAACTATATTTCCTTTAGTACATATCATTGTAAACACGGCTTCACTTGAAGGCAACGTAGTAAGGTATAATATTTCAATACTTGCAATGGACATTGTAGACATAACAAAAGACGAAGAAGAAAATAAATTTGACGGTAACGACAACGAACTATATGTTCTGAATACGCAGCTACAAGTATTGACACGATGCTACGAACTTTTATTACGTGGCGACTTATGGACTGACAAATTCCAAATAGACGGCAATCCTACTTGTGAACCTTTTGTTGATCGTTTTGAAAATAAGTTAGCTGGTTGGACAATGACAACAGACATATTAATTCCTAACGGTATGACTATTTGCTAATGGCACAATTTAACAACATACAAGAACTATTAGACGACTTCAAAGACAATGTAATTCGTGAAGCTAAAAGCAACCTAAAAACGAAAGGCAATCTTAACAGTAGTTTAAAAGGTTATGTTAAAGAGTCAAAGAATAGTATACAGATAAGCTTTGAAATGGAATCTTACGGTGCTTTTGTTGATCAAGGTGTTAAAGGTAACAAGTCAAGTAACAAAGGTAACAAGCAAAGCGAATCGCCATTTAAGTTTGGTACGAATAGCAGCTTAATAGGTAAAGCAAAAGGTGGTATGTCTGGCATTATGACTAAATGGGTAAAGCAGAAAGGCTTCCAATGGAAAGACAAAAAGACAGGTAGGTTTATGTCATACAAATCTATGGGTTACATTATAGCACGAAGCATTTATTCTAAAGGTCTGAAGCCAAGTCTATTTTTTACCAAGCCATTTGAAAAATACTACGATAAACTACCAGACGAACTTATGGAAATGTTCGGCTTTGATATGCAACAACTATTCGACCAAATAACGAAATCAAACTTTAAGAAATGATACCTTCACGTTCACCGTACAATATTGAAATAGACTTAACAGGAGAAACAGGCGTAACTGGTTCGAAAGTTGAAGTGTTTATATGGCAAACAGGTTCACAACCTACGTCACCACAATACACTTTAAGCAAACTTATACCAGCCTCCAACAACCTTAAAATGTATTATAATATTTCACCATACGTAAACGAATATTACACGTTTACAAATTGGCAGAATTTATACAACACTTATGACGCTGACATAAACACGGACTACAAAGTGAATGTAGTTTACAAAACCTATAAGAAACTAACTAACGGAACATACACACCTATAAACACGGTTACGGATTTAGAATTTATGTACGGCTTCAACTATTATATGGAAGGCTTCAACACTTTCAATAGTACAGTTTTTTTAAGTGAAGGCACTTACTTATATTATCACAATACTTCTTTGTTGTCTACTTCTGTAATAAATATGGCTGGAAGTTTTGACGCAGAACTAGAAGTTGGTGACGCAATAAAATATACAAACCTTTCTACAGGTGCAACACACACGGTAACTTTAACAACTGCTGGAATAAAAACTTTTAGTAGAGTTTACTTGCCATACATTGCAGACGGCAACAAAGTAGAATATTTAGGTGGTGGTACTTCGGTACGTTGGACTGCAAACTTTAAAGCACAATGTGAACCTAAATATACACCTGTAGCAGTAGACTTTATAAATCGTTACGGAAGTTGGGCAAGAATATTCTTTCTAAAAGCAAAAACACGAAACATAAGCGTAAAAGCAGAAACGTACAAAGTGAATCCAAGCGTATTACCTTACGTACCTACAAGCGAAGGACAAGTAAAAGAATTTAGCAAGAACGGTACAGAATCTATAAAACTAAACACAGGTTGGGTAAATGACTTATACGGTGAATACATACAAGAATTATTGCTTTCTGAAAAAGTTATGGTTTATGATCCAGACCAAAAAGACGGATTATTTGCAGCAGCTTACACACCAGCAAACATTCAAACAAAAAGTTTACTTAAACAAAAAGGAATAAACAAAGGCGTAATGAATTACGAACTTACATTTGACTTTGCTTACGATATAATTTCAAACGTAGTCTGATGAGAACAGTACAAGTTTACATAGAAGGTCAAAGGTTAGACCTATTCAAAGACGAAACGATAAGCGTAACTTCTACGCAACAGAACGTACAAGACATAAGCAAAGTATTTACAGACTTCTCACAAAGTTTTTCGGTGGCTGCGACTCCTAATAACAACAAAATCTTTGAACACTTCTACCAAAACGACGTAGATAGCACTTTAGACTTTAACCTACGAAGAAACGGAAGCATAGAAATAGAATCTACTTCATTTAGAACAGGTAAAATAAGTTTAGAGAAAGCAGAAGTAAAAAACAATCGTGCGTATAGCTACCAAATTACTTTCTATGGTGATGTATTAAGCTTGAAAGATAAGTTTAGCAATGATAAGTTAGTAGACATTAAGTTAGTCACTACAGACTTTACTTATAATGCAACAGAGGTAAAAAATAGAATTATAAACGGTGCTTTAGATTATGACATACGTTTTCCGCTAATATTTGACAGAGACATAACCTATGGTAATGGAGGCAGCACAGATATAAACCCAAGCACAGGAACAGGCGCAGTACATTTTGACGAATTATTTCCAGCAATAAAAGTAGCTACTATATTTTCTGGAATGGAAACAAAGTACGGAGTAACATTTAACGGTACTTTTTTAGATAGTCAACAATTTCAAAAGGCTTATTTACTTTGTCAAAATACTAATGAATTTTTATTCACAAGTAAACCACAAGGTTTAGACTTTCAAACAGGTGCTTTAGGTGGTAACAACTACAATAGTGCTTTAAATTACACAGACTATTTTGACTTAACGGCAGACACACTTACGTATACTTACCAACCTATAACTACAACGTTTCCAAGTTTACCAAGTGGTTATTCAGTAGTAAGCTATCGAAATAGAGTAGGCGCAAGTGTGTTTACAACGTCTTCAGACACTTACTATTTAGACGTATTTTCTAATGGTCAATTAGTACAGACAATAGAAGGTACAGGCAATGCAAGTTATGGAATTGCAGACGATGACGGATTTATTCAAACGTTAAACAGAATATATACTTTTCAAGTACGTGGTACCGCTGCAATGACTATTAACATATCTATAAGCTACCAACAAGAATGTACTATTTTTGACGGTTCATCTACTATAATTTTAAGCAATTTATTTTATGGTAGAACTACACCTTTTGCCTTATTAAGTGTTTTTGGTGTTGCAAGTTATTTGCCAGATATGACGGTAGAAAGTTTTTTTAGAGGTATTCTACAAATGTTCAATTTGACTTGCTACGGAACAGAACAAGACGTTTACCAAATAGAACCGTTAAGTGATTGGTACGACAAAGGCGCAGTTGTAGACATTACCGAATACACGGACATAGAAAGTATTAATATTGATCGTGTAAAGCTTTACAAAAACATAGAGTTTAAATACCAAGAAAGCGAAAGCGCAACAAATACAATATTTAGAGATTTAACAAGCAGAGGTTACGGTAACACAAGCGTAAGTTTTGACTATGACGGTGGCGACTTTAAAGTAGAATTACCTTTTGAAAATATGATGATGCAAAAGTTTGTAGGTACTACTTTACAAATTGGTGAAACACTAAACCAAGACGGCAACCAATACACACCAAAGCCTTTAATAATTTATCAATACGAAAATCAAACAACTTCGTTTAGATTTACGGATAATGTAACGCCAGAAACGTTAACTTCTTATGCACCTTTCGGTCAAGACTTAAAAGATACAAACGTAAACTACACACTAAACTTTAACGCAGACATAAGCACGTTGTTAGATGCGATTGTACCAAATACTTTGTATAGTGTTTATTACCAACCTTATTTAAGCAACCTATACAATTTAAAGAACAGAGAAACCACCGTAAAGACGAACCTACCAATTAGCTTACTTACAAACCTAAAACTAAACGACAGACTTATAATTAGAGACAAGCGTTATATGATTAACGATATGAAGTCAAACTTAACAACAGGCGAAGTAAACTTTGTTTTATTAAATGACTTTACAGACGTTATAAGTCAAGGAGGAGGCAAACCTATACAACCTTTGCAACCTTCAGACGGTGCGCAATGTTTAGACGTTCGAATATTATTTCCGAATGGTGCAGTAAGTGCAACGATAACTACAAGTGATGCTGGAGTAACAATAACGCCAAGCACACTAACAACAGACGGAACGGTAGAAGTTTGCATACCAGCAAATACAGATACGGTTGGATTGATCACAACAGAAGACGATGCAGACTACATAAACACGGAAGACTTTATAAGATTAAGAACAGAAGAAGGTAACGTAGCTATTTACACTTTGACTGTAACATACGATTATGCAGACGGCACACAAGTAGCAAACCAAATATTTATACAACAACAACCGTAATGTTAAAGAACATAATAGACTTACTACAAATAGACGATTTTATAGAAGAAAGCTACAACATACAAGTAGCAAAAGGATTATACGCAATGCCAAAAGGAGTTAAGGAAACCTACAAGCAAAAGAAACGTGAACAAGTGTTAA